CGATCGCGTAAGCGGTCAGCGTCGACTTGCGGCGCGGCATCCGCTTGGTATCCGAGGTCATCGGGACGATCTTTGCGTTCCGACGGAAGACGCCGTAGCGCTCGCGGAGCGAGATCAGCGACGACTCGAACTCGTCAGGGACGAGGAAGCCGCCGGCGCTGTTCACGCTCTCGGTGTGACCCTTGGTGACGATGCCGTTCGACTGGCACCAGTCGAGGCTCTTGCGGTGGCCGCGAGCGGCCATGATGAAGCGGCCGAAGCGGTAGGCTTCCTCGGCCGACTTGAGGTGACGGGCGCGGCCGTCGATCTTGATCTGGTCGGGCATGGTGATCCTCGGTGCAGCGGCGGCCTTGACCTCCGCGGCGATGGTCTTCTGGACGGTGTTGCGAACGGCCTTCTCGGCGTCCTGCATCGGCATCTCGTCAGACGGCTTGGCAGCGTCCTCCTCGACGGCGACTTCGGCAGCGGCAGGCATGAGCTTGACCTCGTAGGCGATCTGCTCGGGCGCGAGCGGATTTCCGTCCGCGTCGGTGACGAGCACGCCTTCGAGGTAGAGCGCCTTGGCCTGTGCAAAGCCAGTAGCGCCCTTCTGGTCGGCGATCTTCTGGAGATCGACCTGGACCTCGGAAACGGACTTGGTTTTCATTGTGAATCCCGGTTGGTGCGAATGTGACGACTCAGCGCCGCCGCACCGATCCGGCATTCAGCCACTCGTCCGGGCAAGGCTACGCGATCATATCACGATGCGACCGCGTGCCTTTGCGATCTCCTCGCGCGCGATCCTCGTGGCGATCTCGCGTCCGATCGCCGGCACGCTTACCGCTATCGAGAACTTCCTGACAGGCTGCGGCTCGATCTTTGCCGGAACGTCAACGCGACCGAATCGCTCGGCCGCTGTGCGCGTCACGTAGCCCTTTTGGACAGCCGTGATGAGTGCGTCCTGATTCGCCGGCACGCTCACGACCGAGACTTCGAGGAGCTTCCACTTTGAGTAGACGCGTCGCACGTCAGGCCCGTACTTGTCAACGTCGCCTTTCGTCGCCATGCGCTCGCCGCCCTCCATCGGCACGAAGCCGATCGAGACTCCGCGCAGCACCTTGGCCTGCACGAGACCGCGAACGTAGTCAGGGAACCAGTCGCCGCCGTAGTCATCAGGCTTCTTTGCGAACTCGAAGTCGGCGACGATCTCGCGATCGGCACGCTTCAGCGATACGGCACGCCCGATCGGCTGCGAAGTGTCGTGGTTCCAGAGGAGGACAGGATTGCGATCGTAGTCCTTCGCGTTCATCCCGGCCGGCACCATCACCTCGCCATCACGATCGACGCTGTCGGTCGAGATGGTCGCCTTGAACATGCCGCCGACGATCTCGCCTTCGGCCTTGAAGTCTTTGCGGTTCATTCTGGGCGGTCCTTGAGAACGGTGATGAGGTCGCAGGTGCAGTTCGGATGAAGCGGAGGACCGACGACGTTCTCGAAGTCAACGAGGTACGTTCCGCCTTCCGTGCCGCTCACGCTGTCGCCGACTGTATAGAACGCGTCGTCGATTCCTTTCGTCTGACTCTCGCGACCGATGGCCGTGCAGAACTCGCAGGCACCAGGAGCAACGAGCCACTTCTTGCCGGCGACGACATCGGACTGACGCCAGGCCTCGACCTGTCCCTGAACGTAGGCACGTGCCGACTCGGTCCTAGCAATGACTCGTGCTCGCTTGGCGTCAAAGCCGCGCTCGGCAATGTCGTCTGCGAGTTGGTCGATGGTCTTGCCTTCCTCAAGTCCCTTCCCGAGCAGATCGCGACAACGCGTGACCGTAGTTCCGCCGACGCCGTCAGCGAGCTTCGTCGTCGAGCGATTGACCCACTTCTGCACGTCCTCGTTCACGAAGTCGAACGAGACAGGATCGGGAGTCCTTCCGGCCTTTCGCAGTTCGGCCTCTACGATCTTGACGCCCTTTGCGCCGCCAGCCTCGACAACATCGAGAAGCGCTGGCCGTGCCGCATCTCGCAAGTCGGCTGCGAACTTTGCCGGGCCGAGCTGATCTATGGCGCGTTCGATCAGGTCCTGCCCTTCTAGATCCGTCGCGAGAAGGAACTTGACCATCGCCGCGATTCGCTCACGTCCTACGTTGAGCAGCCGGCGTTCGAGTTGCTTGATGAGTCTCAGTTCTTGCGGCGTGTACCGCGTCGCCTTGACGTGGAACCCTTCGTCGTCCCAGTCTTCAGACTGCTTGACGGTCTTTCCGTGCGTGCATCCGCATCCCTTGGCCTTGCTCTCGCAGTAGTCGATCGCGATCGAGATCGCCTGGTCTTGCGGATAGCCTTCGTCCATCAGTGTTCGGATCTTCTCCGAGACGCAGTCGTCGGATTGCTTCGTGCCGTCTTCGGCATCGTCGGCACGGTTCATCCGCTCGACGATCCGCTCCGACCAGTCTCGGCCGGCGTCGCCGCCCCAGAGCAGCCACGCGATGAATCCGGCGGAAGGGTTCGCCGGATCATCCCAGCCAGGCCGCTTGTCTACGGCGTGCCTAGCGAAGTAAGACGCCATGCGTCGAACGGTGTCCGGCGACAGTACCTCGCGGTTCTTGAGTTGCGTCGCACGAGCGACGCCGACCTCGGTTCCGCCGCGGTTGAACTCGCCGCGAAGCCGGAGACCGCGGTCGGCCGCGTCGGCCATCTCCTCGGTCGGCGTGAAGTCGATCTCGGCGTATCGGGCCGGAGCGTCCGCCGTAATCGCCTTTACGGCCTCCTGCGGCGTTTCCGCTGCGACGATAGCCTCCGAAACCGGCTGCACGTCGGACGGCTGTATCGTCGCCTGAGCGGCGACCATGCGAGCCGCCTGCTCCGGCGACAGGCCGACAGCCACGAGGAGCGCCGTTCCGGCCTGCGGAGCCAGCGAGCCGGCCGTGATGCCAAGCAAGATCTCTTGCGCCGCTTGAATCTGGGCGCCGTTGAGCGGCTCGGCCTTCGGCTCCGTGGCGACCGGCTGCGGTGTCGCTTGCGGAACCGTCTCGGGAGCGGCCTGCGCCGGCGCGACCGTCTGGTCGCCGCCGAGATCGAGACCGCTGCCGAGCGGCATCCCGCCAACGATCGGAACGTCGGCCTCGGGAATGTCGAGAGGATCGAAACCGCGGAGCTCGCGAACCTCGTTGATGGTCAGCACGCCGGACGAGATGAGGCCTTGATGCTCCTGCAAGTCGAGCGCCCGGTTCGAGGGAACCGGATCGTCGTATGCAAGGACGGCTTCGTCCTGAAGGCCGAACATCGGGAGGAGCTTCTGGTTCAGCGTCTCCTCGTCAAGACGAAGCAGCGGGAGGATGGTCGACTCGCGCCATTGCGCAAATCCGGTAGATGCGCTTGCGAGGTTCGGATCGTTCGCCTTGAGCATCGAGACAGGCACGCCGAAGATCGCTGCGATCTCCTCGACGATCTCGTCGCGACCGCCGAGATCCTTCGGAGGGAACGCCATCGGCTTGAGGTCTACCTGCCCCGTTAGAGCGATGAACTTGCCGGCCTTGCCCGGACCTCGAAGTCGCTCATTGACGGCACGCTCGAACTCGGCGATAGCGTCCTCGCTCGCGTCCTCGTTCTTGATCGTCGCGAGGTAGTCGGGCCGAGCGTGGTTCGCCGCAAAGGCAAGGTCCATCTCGTGGAATGCGTCGTTCAGATCGACAGCGCCCCAGGCGGCTTCAACCTTGCCTAGACCGTAGAACAGGTCGGCCGGGTTCGGTCGCTTGAAATGCAGCACTTCATCGGTCGCGAGCGTGACCTTGTTCTGAGTCTCGCGGCCGTACAGGTATCCGGCGATGAACTTCTGCGGATCGGGAATGATCTCGACCCATTGCGGCGGCATCGGCCAGAGTTCAGCCGGCACGCCAAGGGTGTTCGGGATCACGTGCAGATATGCGTTGCCGGTCAACTCCTGCCAGAGCGTACGAGTCGCCGCCAGGTCAAACCCGTTCATCGCCGGGTTCACCTTGCGGAGCAGGTCGAGAACCGGATGCGCCTCGGTGACCTCCTCGAAGTCGGCTCCGAAGTCGTGCATCTTTGCGAGCACGGATCGCGACGGCGTACGCTCTGCATCACCCAGGAGGTACGCCTTGCGTCCCTTTGCCGGCTTTGCCGTCCGGTACAACTTGCGGCCCGTGCCTCCCTTGACGTAAAGCCGCAGCGGGACGGCCGAGACGCCAAAGGCGTTTATCTGGGCCGCTGCGTAAACCCACGAGCGGTACTTTCGGACCGCTGCGGTCGCCGTATATACCGGCCGATGGTCGATTCCCGAACCGCCGGAGATGATCCCGAGCGACGCACGGAGGTATCGGTTGACCTGCTGCTGGTCTGCCTGCTTGCGTCGGAACAGGGATCGGATTCGATCGAGCATCAGATGACTCGGAAGCGGAACGTAGCCGGCCGGTTCGCCGCTCGACGTACGGCCAAGGCGAGCGCCATAACGCCATCGTCGTGCAGACTCGCCGGTGCAGTGTATCGAACGCCGGTACGCGTCGATTCCCACTCAAAGGACTCGAGCTCGATGCGGATGAAGCCTTCCGGGAACCGAACCTCGCTCCGCTGGATTGCCGCGGCGAGTCCTTCAAGTAGTTGCTGGCGGCTCGTTGCGGTGAACTTGAAGCCCTCGACGCTGGGCCGGCCGCGCTGGAGATCCTCGACGATTGGATCGCCGACTCCGGTCGAGTCGATGAGCGTCGGCACCTTGCCGATGGTCGATGCGATCCGCTCGCGTGGCGCTTGCCAGTCGAGCCGGAACCGGTCGAGGTAGCAGACGGTGCCGGTTGAATCCAGGCCAAGGATCACGGTCCAGTCGGTCGTTTTGGCCAGGTCAATCCCGAACGCCGCCGGCTCGGCCGTGCTGAGCGGTCGGATCGCCGCACGGATCGCGTCGAGGCCGAACGGGTTCCCTCCATCGTCCGACGCCTCGACAAGATAGAGCTCGCGAAAGACATGGTCGGGAAGTTGCCGCTTGGCTGCCTCGACCTCGTCAGCGGCCAGCACGCCGCCGGCGACCGTGTCGGCAGCGGTGAGCTTGTGATACGCGCAGTCCGGTTCGGTTCCGGCCTCGGCCAGTCTTGCGAGCCTGTATGCCCAGTTCTTCCGGCCCTTGAGGTTGCCGATGATCCGGCACGGTCCGCGTGTGGCCGACAGCGTCGAGCGGACCGCGTGCCACGATTCTTCGGGGCAGCGCGTCGCCTCGTCGATGACCGCGGCGTGAACGTCCTCGCCGTACAGACTGTCCGGGTTGTCGGCTGACTTGAACGCGACCTTCGAGCCGTTGGCGAGCTTGATGACTAGCCGCGACGTGTTGTCTTCCCAGATCCGCTTCTCTGGATCTGCGTCCCGTAGCATCGCCGCGAGCCGCTCAAAGCCGACCGTCTTCGTGACCTCGAACGTCGGAGCGACCCACCAGCACGTCGAGTTCGGCCGGTTCCACGCGTACTCAAGCATCCAGAGCAGGCAGCCGGCAGTCTTGCCGCTCTTCGTGCTGGCCTCGATGACGACGAACCGAGCCGGGTCGCAGATCGCCTCATGCTGCTTCCGGTAGAGCGGCGGCAGTTCGATCGCCGCGACGGTCAATCCCGGACACCTATCCGGATCGGAGCGAGTTCGATCCGCTCGGTCGCCTCGCCGCCGTCGAGCCGCTCGATCTTGTCGAGCATGGCGAGTGCGTTGATGTTGTCCCGGTGCATCGCGGTCAGCACCTCGACGGCCCGGAGTTTCTCGCGGTCGGTGTTGCCCTCGACGGCGATCCGGGACGCGATCTTCGGTGCCGCATCGCGCATGGCCTGCGGGATCGGCCACTGGTTGCGGACCGCCTGCGCAAGCATCCGCATGGTCTGGCGATCATGGCCGCGGTCGCGGTCGATCTGGCGAACGGCGACCTCGATCGCGCTCGCGTCCTGCATCGGTTCGGTATCGGACATGGTTCGATCCTGCCACACCTGTGACAAAGTGTAGGCGGTTGCGACCGGCGACCGACGAAACCTCACGCGGCGAGCGTCGCCTTCTTGCCGGTCAGCGTCTCCCACCGCTTCACGATCACGTCGCAATAGGCGGGACTAATCTCCATCCCGTAGCACTTGCGGCCCAGTTGTTCGGCGGCGATCAGCGTGGTTCCGGAGCCGAGGAACGGGTCGTATACGATCTGGTGGTCGTGGTTCCTCATCGGGCGAGCCATAGCCTCGACTGGCTTCTGCGTCGGGTGCGGCGTCTTGTCTTCGCCGCTTCGGCCGTATGGGTCCTTTGGTTGCGTCATATCCCAGACGGTCGATTCCTTGGGCGATCCGATCCAGTTCCTGGTCCCGGAAGGCCTGACGCAATACCAGCACGGCTCGTGTTGCCAGTGGTAGTTCGCCATCGAAAACGTGGCGTATGGCTTTTTCCAGATGATCATCGAGACGAGTCGAAGGCCGGCCGACTCCAAGTCCGCGAGAACGACAGACGTGAACAGCGAAGCGTGCCAGACGTAAGCTACGTCTCCCGCGAACAGCGACCATGCGTCGAGCCACGAGGCGCGGTCGTCGTTGGCGATCTTTCCGACAGACTTCGCAGTCGATCGCATCTCTGGATCGTAGTTCACTCCATACGGCGGATCGGTGACCATCATCCCGGCCTTCGCCCCAGCCATCAGCCGCTCGACATCCTCCGGCATCGTCGAGTCGCCGCAGAGCAACCGATGCTCGCCGAGGAGCCACAGGTTTCCCGGCTTCGTGATCGGATCAACCGGCACCTCCGGAACATCGTCCTCGACGACATCGACCGGAAGCGCCATCCGTTCGATCTCGCTCGCGTCGAATCCCGTCGCGGCCGCGAGAGTCTCGTCGTCAATCTGAAGCGCAGCCAGTTGCTCTGCTAGCGCTCCCTCGTCCCATTCCGCCAACTCCGCCGTACGGTTGTCGGCAATCGCGTAGGCGGTCGCTTCCGATCCTCGCAGGTTCGTCCGCACGATCTCGATCTCGTCCCAGCCGAGCGCCTTCGCAGCCATGAGCGTTCCGTTGCCGGCACGGACGATGCCATCGCCATCGACCACGATCGGCTTCTGCTGGCCGAACCGCGCGAGGCTCGCCTTGATCGCGTCTAG